AGAAAGAACAACACCAGACAGGCACTGCTCCTTCTGTCAGTTTTCGACACTGGATGTGTCGGCAACGACCCACTGCTTTTTAACCTTTTCGGTCCCGTAAGCAGACGGTTTGGTTTGGTTACCAACTAACCAGGCATACAAGCCTGAGAAGCCGGCTAACACACCACGACCGGTGCGCATTGCGCGCACAGGCTGAAGGACCTCGACACGCTGGAGATCAGAGTTCCAGCGAGATTGACAGTCAGTACCACTCTGATTACGCGGTATTCCGTTGTAACCATAGGGCACCGGCCACCTTTCATTGGAGATCCTTAGAATGGCTGCACCAGCTTTAGGAAGAAAATTCCTTAACAGCTGCCTACCATTCTCATAGTAGGATAGCCAATCTTGGAGATTCCGACATTGTGTAGTCTTAAAGCGAGTGATACGGACGTCCGTACCTGCGAAGGTATAAGCTCCGCAACTCTCCCTAATGGGTGAGTTAATGCATGTTTTTTGTGCATTCACTTTAAAGCCACAAGACTCTAACATTTTGATAACGAAGGGTGCCGAACCACGTGGAACGACAATATCGTCACCAAATACGCGCATAGGCAAATGCTCATCACTGGGATGTATAGCTGCCTGGGTTATTGCCCAGAAAACTAGTGTCTCAATGGGAAAGCATAATGCTGAACCCATGCTTGCAAAGCATTTCGGCCTAATCTGTGATTGATTTACATCAATCATTCTAGACCGATAGCGCGTGGTTAGTTTGAAGAACTCTTTAGGAAAGAGTATCCGACAGAGCTTAAGCATCACTCTATCGGACGCGTCCTTGAGGTCAATTGTAGCGATATCGCTTCTTTTACAGAGGCGACCGTTATACTCCTGATGCTCAAAGTTAATTGCTCTTCTCGATAATGGATTGCGCTCTAAGAGCCTTCTAAGAACATCCCACAAGCCCTGTTGGGCAAATTGGAATTCCTTAGGCTCAACACATATAATTCTCGGGGATCTGAAATCCTTCGGAACACATGTTGCGCGAGAGACGGGTTGGGCTACTCCAATAGGAGCAGCGGACCCATACTCAATGTAACCGTTATCATCCTGAGATGCGCTCCTGAACTGGAATAGTCCAGGCTCACCCCCAGGTATACGGTGAAAATTCCATTTATCGAGTCCTTTTTCCTTCATTGCAACAGCTCCGGGGCCGTGCCTACCAAATGGGTACGATTCCCACTGTGCAAGCGAAGCCTCCAAACGA